AGAAATATCTTCCTGTGTCAATTCCCAATTTACATGAGAATGACGGATGAGATTATAGGTAGGGGCGTTTGAAGTTATACGAAGGAGATCGCGGTATTGTTCAATGACCAGTCCCTCAAGATCATTCTCGCCAAAAGGCGAGGCGACTTCGTAAGGAGTTCCACCGTCAAGAACTTCGCCACCGTCCTGATAAAAGCGGATATAAAAATCGCCGAACAGCACAACGTAGGTATTTGCAATGTCAGGTGCAAAAGCGAATTTGAACATTCGAGTTTTCTTTTCACCCAAATGTGCAATGCCGACGAGCTGAGTTCCTGGGCGCGAGCTAAGTCCGCCACGAAAGTCAACGAAAAAGTTCAAGCCTTCTGCAACTGCCAAATCATATTTGGTCAGGTCTGTGCGGCCTAAAAGAGTTGGAGAAATCTCCCCCGCTACAAAGGCATATTTGACAATATCAGCCGACATTAGAAGTTAGCAATCCTGCGAAAGGATAGAAGAACCGAGAGCGAGAACCTACATCACAATAGCCGCGCCCTGCTATCCAATCGGGTAAGGAGTCCAACTGTTCCTCATTCATATTCGCAGCGCTTTCTCGAGCGCGCATAATCTGTGCATTGGCTTGATCGTATAAGAGCTTCGATCGCGTGGTTTTGCCTGTCAGCGGTGTGCAAATGTTCGCGGCCAGTCCATACATGATTGCCATTTGGAGTTCATGACTCCACATAGAAACTGTTTTCTGTTTGAATGTGTAGACCAAGATCGGCGAGTCAGCATTCGTCATGATTGCTTTATTCTCAGCATCACGAGCTTGGAGCGAGAATTGAGCGTAGTTGGAAAGATACTGCGGCCGAAGCATATCGGCAGGGCAGGCGTAGGAATTTAGCAAGTCAGGCCGCGGTTCACCCTGAACCCAGGTTTCATCGTTCTGCGCTTGAAATAGCGCCAGCCTTTCCATCTTCGTAGCTTCTGGCCAAGGGGCTGAGGCAAGAACCTGGTCCCGAATGTTCGGAAACCATAGATTACAAGCCTCAGCCTCCCGACTTCTTTCAGACGGTAGCGAGATTTTATTGCGCGCTCCGATTGTGTCGAGAGCAAGGTTGTAGAGCACAATTACATCTGAAGCCACCGTCTGAGCTCCTTATGCGTTCTTCTTGGTTCCAGCCGGAAGCGGGCCACTTTCACGCGGCTTGCCTCCAACCTGATCGAGTCCCGCATCCTTCGCAACCTTCGCAGCGTCGGAAACTGACTGCGCTGGTTCCTCCAGTCCGTGCTCACCAATCGCACCGCCAACTTCCTTCACATCGTCCTGAATAGCCGAAGGCATCATAACTTGCTGACCGCCTCCGGTATTCTGGAGCACCGCAACCGTCTTGGTGGACTCGACGACTTCGGCACTTGAAGGAAGAACAGCATAAACGCGGTTCTTATCCTTCTCGGTCTGCTCCTTTGTGGGTTTATCCGCAAACTCTGCGGGAAACTCATGAGGATTATCCCGAACTTGGTAAAGAGAGCCGTCGGGGCTAAACCAATCTCTTTTGAGATTAATGAGAACCATTCCCTCAGCCATTAGTTCGCTCCTTCAGGATAGACCTTCTTGCCGAACGCGCTAGGATCAAGCGTCAGGAACGCATTGATCTTGCCCGCTGTGACAGTGGTTGTTGCAATGACGCAGAGAAGGCCAAGGAACTCTTCGTAGGTATGTCCCTCGGAAGGAAGCGGACCCATGAAGATAATTCCAGCAGCATTCATCTGCGCATCGTTGGCCGCTGCGTCGTCGGTTACGAATGTCCCTGTGTCGATATGAACAGTGGCAGAACCATCCACTGCAATCGCCGCCTGAGCATCCGACACCAACTGGAACTTAATCGTTCCCGCCGTGCCGCCAGTGATAATCTCGGTGTCCGTTGTGATAACAAGGAAGATAGGCTGTCCAGCGCCAATGTCGCGATGAACTGAACCGAGATCAATAACGTCGCCGATCAAGGCCGTGCCAGCCGCAGCTGCAATGCTCACGGCATCAGCGAACTCCAGTCTTTCGTCCATAATCATTTCAAATACTCCTTATACCACAAGGGCTTCGTCAGGCGAAAGAACATCGACGCGGCGAATGGGCGCTCCGTTGAACGAAGTAACCATCGCTCCACCAACATTGTCGATCGTCAGTGTGCTGTTCTTAACAGCGTTCGCTGACTGCTGACGCAGCTTGGTGACAATGCCTCGATCCATATACCAAACCGCACGACCAGCTGCAATACTCGGCAACCGCTCGAAAGCCTGGAACATAAGATCGGGGAGGTTCGCGCCGGTCGCTGCATCGACAGTGAGCGCCGAACGATCAATGTTGCAGATACGAACAAAGTATCTCCAATCACGAACCGTGAGACCAGCATCCCAACGATAATGCGAACGATAAGCCTGCATCCGGCCACCGGCACCGTCGATATTCTCGATAGTGACTTCGCCGAGGTCCTGCTGCTGAAGGCCAGCACGAGAACCCTTTGGCACAATGCCATAGCCAGTGTTTGGACCCCACACTGCAAGCCAAATACTTGCATTGTCAGTTCCAGAACCACCACCAGCAATGACGTTATCAGCGTTGGCAGCAGACAGACTATTGAAACGCGGGGTCAGGCCGGTAAATGCTTCCGGCTCCGTTCCTTCATTTCCATAGAACAGTGTCTGTGCAACTTCCTGACTCATGCCTTCGATATGCGGGCGGTCCTCGGACAAGCGGAACGCAGCGGTGTTGCCGTTAAGATCGGCAAGAGCCTTGTCAACTTCTCCGTAGGCTTCCAGCATACCAGTGTTGTCAGTGACCTGCACCGACTTCGACTTGCTAGGCTGAACACCGCCATACATTTTACGCCACGTTGGCAGAGGCAGGCCGGTCCGAATTGTGGTTCGGTTGCCTGTGGTTAGATTGCCTTCCTGCCAGACCATATCCATAAGAACTTCATTGGTCTGGTTGAGAATTTCCACGATATCAGCAATCTTGCCATCAGGATCAGTCCTTCTGGCAAGGTCGAGAAGCGTGGGATGAGTGTCAGCAAGAGTTGCCATTTACCCTATCCTTCAAGTTGCAGAGGGGAACATACGCTTAGCAGCTGCATCAGGGTCATTCCCGCTGGGAGAACCAGCTTTAAAGAAATTCCCCTCCGTCAGCACGCCCGCAATCTTATTCAGAAATTTAATCATGTGGACGTTATTACCAGCGCCGGTAGTATCAAACAAAGGCTTTAGCTGATCATCACCAAACTCGTCGAGCAGCTTGCCAATGTTTGTCAGTGCAGGTTGAAGCTTGGCCCCACCAATATCTGGATCGGACTTCACTTCATCTTTCCACTGAGTCTGCATATCATCCCACGCTTTGCTACCCGCTTCCGAGGCTGCTGTGAGTGTTTCGCCATGCAGGGCGAGAAGGGCATCAGCCCTATCCTTGGGCGAAAGATCGCCATTCAGGATTTCGAGAAACTTTGTCGACAGTTCTGGCTGGGCCTCAAACCCTTCGGGAAGGGTGAGGTTCTCCAATGTAAGAGGCTCCACCGCAGCTGGTGGTTCTTCCGGCGGCTTGGGCGGTTCAGGTGGTTTCGGGGCATTTGGATCAACAGGTGGCTCAACTGGAGGAACAGGAGGTTCGACCGGCGGAGGTTCTGGAGGATTAACCAAACTTGGATTTGCAGGAGGCTCGTCGTGCCCTTCCGGTGAGCGCAGCAGCCGACCTACTTGACGCTCAAGACTCGTCGGCCTGATCGTCCATAGCAATCTCTGCTTCACGTTCTTTACGCTCATCGTTATTCTCCTTCATCATTTGAAGATAACCTTCAGGGGAAACTGAGATTATCCGGTCTAAAATCCTTTGTCCCACATTCATCTCGCCGCAGTTAAATGCGGTGTTGAGTGCATTGGTGGCATACGGTTGTAAACCAACTCGTCCGATTTCCAACAGCCACCAAAGAAATTTCCTCCCCTCAGCATTTTCAACCGCTTGGCCGATCGCAGAGTCGATACTAAACTCGTCCTCTTTGAGCCAACGTCGTTTTAGCTTCTCTTCATTCATAGCATGGAAGCCAATGTCTGTCTATGAGCCATATCATTAACTCCCAAGAATTTGTTGCAGCGCGTTACTGCCGCCGCCAACGTCTGTTTCGCTGAGAACCTTGCCAGCCTGCACCGCCGCAAGTCCGGCCTGACCCTGTTGTGCAGCTTCTTCGTTGGCCTTGGCTGCATCGAGTTCAGCTTGAACCTCTTCTCTTGGCCGCATATTTTTAGCTGCCACGCCAATATCCAGCCCGTAGTTACGGATCAACTCATCCCAATCAGGAATTTTAGTTGCCTCTGGCGCGACCGCGGCAACGCTGCCGATAAGCTGTAACCAGCGTTCGGTGGGCGCAGCGGCCAATGCTTGCTGTGCCACGGCCAGAATGCTTACATATTGAATTTCAAGGTCATGATTTTGAACAGCTTCAGGCGCGGGCGGCAACATTTTACGCCGCTGCATGATCGCGTAGATGCGATTGATTGCCGGATCAAGCGCCTCGTTCTCAAACCGCTCGAGCACCGAACCGAGAAGCACAAGCTTTTCCTCGCGCCGAGCGTCAATTTCAGTTGCGGAGCGCACGGTTTCAAGTTGCGAGATCATTTGGAAAAGTTCGTTGAAGAAAGTTTCACGAATACGAACCTGAACATCACGAATGTCCTGGGTCATATCCTGAATTGGCGCGTTGATTTGGTAGAGCGGTTTGGCTCCGGCATTGTTCGCGCCAGCGACGTAGGTAATGCCGTTCGGCAGTAGAGCAGTGGGCCGATGCTGGAGTTGAATATCCGCCACGATGGGCGGGTTAATCATCTTGTCCAGGCCCTGTGCCTTGCGCTTCGTTTCCAACTGCAGCTGGATTACATCAGGCAACGCATCCATGCCTGGAGAAGTGCCGTAGCTATCATTCGCTGTAAGTTCCCAACGAGGGAAAATTCCTGGCAATTCGTTCAACCCGCGCTGCGAGAGCACGTTGTTACCTGACATTCCTTTTTCCCAATAAGTTTCCACGAATTTGAATTTGGAAGCCACAGCGTTGTAAGTGTTAGGCTCGATCAAGTGGCAAATATCTACCTGCGTAAGCAGTTGCGCGGAGTCGCCTTTGTAATATGACAGAACTGTTTGACTAACATTTTCTTCACCAAACCAATCAACAATCTGGCAAGCGGTTTGACAGAACTCACGAGCGAAAGTGTTGACTTGAAGCCGGTGGTCCTGAGCAAAGTAGTATTCGCCAAGAGCAGGATTGAAACAACGAATGACGGTTTCATCGTCCTCGTAGATTAAGTTAGCTGCCGAGCCAAATACCGATAGATCGAGATAGAGAACGGCGAGGGAATTATAGAAATTGCTCTCGCCCATGACCTTCATCATTCGGCGCGCAACCTCATCGGCCCAGATCGTGACCGGCCCTCCTTCATCGTCGAAGCCTGGAACTCGCAGTTTGAACCACGGACGCGAGGGCGAGGTGATGCCGTTCATCATGCCCGAAGCAAGAACTCGAGCCGCCTTCGTCCCCGTCGAGTCGAGAATGAATGGGTTCTTCGCATTGCGAATGCGGCGCTCTTTGTCGGACTGGAGCCAGACGTAGCGCTTTGGCAGAAAGTAATCTGCCAACTCACGCCACAGCGTCCAGAACGGATAGCGGTCGGTTCGCAGCTGCGTAATTATCGAGTCGAGCCGACGCTTTTCTTTCAGGGTAATCTGCATCTATCCGCCGATCAAAGAGATTTTGTTGATTTGTGCTTTACGTTTCAGGCCAGAAGCAGAAGTAGAAATCAATGAACTCGGGTTGGTGCCAAAGTCCAATGAACTGTCGAGAGGGCTTTGCGGCACCGACAGCGGTGACAGCGGGGTGTTGGCTGGCGTCGGCACTTTCGGTGCTTTAGGAGTAAGAAAGCCCATTGCAATTACTCCTAATAAGCTGTTTTGTCGTTCATCAACGATGGAGGCGCGGCGGCGGAGGATGTTGCCAAGCTCGATGAATTGTTATTGTCGTTGTTCTTGTGCTTCTTGAACAGCGCATTCGCGGCCAATCCTGCCAACCCGAATGTGCCGACACTAGCAAGTTTCTGAGCGAAAGCCATAATCAAACTCCTTCGTAAATATTTGATTTCGAGAAAGGATCGTAGTCCGGCGCTTGCACTGGCTTAGCCATTTCATCTTGCGGTCCAGGAATGAACTCGTAAGTTGGATAAGCAAAGCTGCAAGCCAGGGCGTCGGCGACGTTCGGGGACGGGACGCCTCTGGCTCGCATTTCCTTTTTGCTTTCAAGCTGAATGGCTTCAGATTTATTAAGCGCGTAAGTTGGGCCAGTGAGTTCATCGACAAGCGAAATCGCATTGCCGGTTTGTTCACCAGTTGTAATTTGCTGAATGCTTCCGCCAGGAAGCCAGTCGCGGATCGCGCCCCAAATCTCAGCGCGTTTATTGGCGTATCGAGTTCCATCGGAGTTGAACTCGTCAGCCTTTGAGCCGAAGTCCACCCCGATAACTGGAATGCGAAGTTGATTGAGCCGATCAACA